GGCCCTCTGCCGCGATGTAGGTCACGACAGACACCAGGGACACCACGGCACCAGCAACGGTGCTGACGGTGGTTTCATCCAGGCCGAACACCATAGACAGGCCCATCACCAGACCGGCAATGGCCGCCCACAGCTTACGGCTGGATAACTTCTGCTTCAGAATTTCCATGACAGTATCCCTCCTCAATAATCACGATTTTGCTTTTTGGCGGTCGTAGTGCTCGTTCCGAACACCACTCCGTCGTTGTGCTCAAAGATGTTTTCCACCACTTTCAGGACGCTTACGCCCAGGATCGTGGTAATTGCCTGTTCGGACAGATCAACTACCGGGAATACCTGGCCCAGGCGTACCGTGGCATACAGGGCAATCAAATACGAGATCGACACCCAGCACAAGGCCGCCAGCTGCGTGGTAATGAAAAGCAGGCGTGTGACTTTCTTCATGTCACTACCTCCCATTCCTGCACTTCCTTGTAGATGTGGTCAATGAAGCTGTTGCCGCCGAGGGCCTTATAGGCCTCATACAGAAAGATGAAGTTTTCGTACTCATACTGCCGGATCTGGTTAGCCTCCCGGTGTTTGTAGTACGTGTGCAGCATCTCACTTCGCAGCAGGCACTTCTGCCCGTCCTTCACGTCGTCCAGGCCCAGCACCTTATTTCTGATAGGCTTTGCAATAAGGCAGATGCACGCTGCGATACCCGTGATAGCACCGGCGATCTCTGCCAGCAAAAGCAAGTGTTCCATGTTTCTCACCTCCGGCGGTCATATTCACGGTTAGCATACCAGAGGCCGGCGGTGGGTTTCACCCCGTAAACAATACAAATTCAAAATTCAGGAGGAAAGAAAAATGAAAAGATTGCCGTCATTCTTTGCCGGAGCGCTTACTATGTTGCTGGTCATGTCGATGGTTGTCGGTGCTTCCGCGTATACCGGCAAAATCACAAAGGAGCTGGAATATCGTGATATTAAGGTCACTCTGGACGGCGTAGAGCTGGATCTGCGCGACGTGCAGGGTAACTCCGTGGAGCCGTTTATTATCAGCGGCACAAACTACTTGCCGGTACGCGCCCTCTCCGAGGCGCTGGGGTTAACCGTTTCCTGGGACGGCTCCACAAATACTGTCGTTTTGCAGTCTGCGGAAACGGTGCAGAGAGAGGCCTTTGAGGCATTGAACGGATGGCTCGCAAAAAACTATACATTCTTGCAGGATAATTGGTGTCCTGTATACCAGGAAACGGACAGCGAGGGTTTCCGCTACTCTGTGCAATACGGAATGGAGGAAATTATCCTCATGCAGTCATTCACAGAAAGTGGCTATTCCTATGTACTTCTCATGGCGATCCCGCGCGAGGCACAGGACATTAACGTGCAGTTCAGCGTTTTCAGGGCCACAAGCCCCTCCAGCCCGATCTTTACGGGCAGCAACACAATAGCTGCGTCTGATTTTTCCGACGAGATGGAGCTTGTGTTTGAAGATATGACAGGGGATAGATCGGGGCTTGTGCATTTGCGCGGTATCGCAAAAGCAATGGCGCTGGATATGGTAGACTATTTGGATTTTATGCTGAGGACAAATTGCAGCGCCAGCGCAGAGGCGTTTGGCTTTAATTGAGGGATTGCACGGAAAACCCAGAGGAGGGAATATGAAAAGGGATAAATCTATACAGCGCACATTGGTGGTGTCAGGTGCAATTCTTTTAGTCCTGTCTGCATTGTCAGCGGCAGGCAACATCAAAATCGGCGCTTCACCTGTGGCGAGCAGTTACTTTTTGCCTTTTATAGCGGGAGCGTTTGCACTATTTTCTGGCCTCCACGCAAAGAAAATAGGTGTGGTCAGCAAAGTGGATATAGCGGCCTTTTCAGCTTCTTTGTTCGTCTGTGAAATATTTGCTGCCGCTTTTGGTGGGTATTTTTTATCAGTCGGTTCCATAAGGCCCGTATCGTTAGTGCTTCCGTTGCTTTCTGCGTGTTGGGCTGGCCCTGTTTCGGCAATCGCCGTTTCAGTGGCCGCGGGCGTGCCGACGCTGTTAAACATCGTGCAGTATCCAGAGGCAGCTGCTTTTATTGCTTTGTCCGCAGCTGGCCAAGTGTGCGCCGTTGCAGTGTTTAGCGCAGTTTTGGCAACGGCAATATCAAGGAAAAAATCAGTCGCAACCAGCACCGTATGTTCTGTCTTGGATTATGTGGCCATAATTTCTCTGTTCAATTCGGCGGCCACCGCCAGCATCGGCAAGGGACTTTCTCCAGCAGCGCCAATTATTTCTGCCGCCGCTGCCGTCGTGTCCCATGTTGTCGCGCATTTTATCAGACGCAAAAAATAGCAAAAAGAGGTTCGGGCAAGGTTGTTGCCCGAACCTCCGTTTTTTACTTCCAGCCGTTTTCTTTGCGCTGTTTCAGGTCGCTGTCACCGGGTGTCCAGTAGAACGCCGCCAGATACTCCAGAGCCGTGTCGGAAAGATAGGGCATGTACTCCTCCGCAGCCGCAAGAACATTCTTTTTCTTGCTGCCGCTTACGGTCTTGCCGTTCTTTTCGTCGCCGGGGATACTGTCGTACAGAACCTTGAAGAAGATTGCCTCGGCCTCGTTCACCTGGTAGCTCTCGCCGCCGTTTGCCCAGTAGATCCACTTCGTTTCCGCCTCATACCGCCCGCTGCTGTTGGCAGCCAGGGCGGTTTCTTTTGCATAGGTGGTGGCGGCGTTGGACACCTTGTCCTTGATCTCGCCGTCAACCTCGCTCCAGCCAGGATAGCTGGAGATCTCGTCAACCACGGTGCGGTAGGTGCTGGCCCTCTGGCTGTTGTAGCGCTCGTACTGGGCAGCGGACAGATCCTCCTCGCCGAACTTGTCCTCCTCCTTTTTAGGGGTGTAGGAAGTCGTGATACCCAGCTCGTCCAGGATCTTCTGGGATACAGTCGGAGCCTTGCCAGCCTTGACGGCCTTGTTGTACTTCTGCTTCATGTTGTCCTTGATCCGCTGGGCCGTGCTGGTGGTTTCCGTTTTCAGCGCATCGTCGGCAACGAGATCCCGCTTGATAAGCTCGTAGGCATCCTCGTCATTGCACATAGCCTCGTACAGCAGGTTCATAACCTCGGTCACGTTGGAGGAGTAGTTGAAATTCCTGGTTTCTTTCAGCAGGCGGTACCGCAGCTCGTAGTTGCCGGCGGCTGCCATAACCTCGTTGGCAATGGCCATTGCGTCGCGCTTGAAGTTGCTGACAGAGATACCCATCGCCTTTGCAGCCACCATAGCGAAGTTGGCCGCCGCTGCCTGCAAGGTCATTTTCCCGCTTCCGTTCAGCGCCTTAACCAGGTTCTTGCCAGCGTCTGTCAGGTCGGAGATCAGCTCGAAGTCCATACGGGTAACTTCGTACCCGCTGATAGCAGAGAAAATATCCTTTGCAAACGGGATCATGGACAGCGGGTTCAGCGCTGCCGGGGCATTGCCGTCCAGCAAGCTCTGGGCAGTGAAGCCGTCCTCGCCGATGCCGGTATAGGCCTCAAAGAACCGATCCCAGTAGTCGCGCTCCTTTTCATCGTCCCGCAGCGCATCAACCAGGCTCTGCACCGCAGCATTTACCATTGCTGCAACGAAAAGCACTGTTGTTACTCTTGCAAGCCGCCCTCCGGCGGTTTTCTTGGCCGCCTTACCCTGGGCGTTGCGGAAGTCGTAGACGGCGCTCATGAGCGCGTTGTACTGCTTCGTCGGCTCTGCCATAAAGGATGTGGCCATCTTGGTAAGCTCATTGTCGCTGCGCATGATCTGGCTGCGCTGCATGATGCCGTCCACCACCTGGGAGTGGTCAACGATTTCCGTGAAGCGCTCCGCCACCGTCTGGTAGTATTCAGCACTGCCAATGGCCAGATTGGCGCGTTCGGCACGCACTTCCATTTCGCAGGCATTCCAGAGAACGCCCCAAGCGTAGCTGTCGGCCAGGCTGGCCCCCGCCATTGTGAAGTTGCGAGCCTTATCCAGCGGACTATCCGTTTCAAAGAGAACGTCTTTCATCTGTCGTCCGGTATGAATGTCGAAGTAGCCCCAGTCTTTCCACTGGGCAATGGGTGCATACTTTCTGGCCTTTTTCCAACCGGCAAACGGTTTCAGGTTTCCGGCCAGCAGATACTTGGGGTTGATCTGCTCCATAGCGCGGAGGATCGCCGTGGGCTGCTGCGCGATCACGCGCAGGTTGGCACCGACGGCAGCAGCCTTGAAATTGCCGATTAGAGCGCCGCCGTAGTTGGTTTCTGCGTGGCGGCCCTTAACGCCGATGGAAATGTCCGAGAGGAGCTTCTGCAAATACTCTCCGCCGCCTCTGCCATGTACCCGGTCGAGGATTTCCTGCACACCGCCGGTTCTTTCGCCCTGCTCATTGCGGAACATAAAGTTGCGGATGCGGTTCAGATCCTCTGTCACACCCAGCCAGGCGGAATACGTGGCCATCTGGCTTGTGTGAGTGGAGAACGTGTCGAACAGGCTCCCCAGTTGCAGGCTGGTATCACTCTTCGGCTTTGTCGCCTTGGTCATGCCGTAATTGGCAGGACTGGTGACGACATTGTTCCTGGCGGCAGCGTCCTGTTTGCGAATATCCTGACTGTTGGAACGGATTGGCCAGTAACGTTCCTCGGTGAACTTTTTGTAGTTGTAAACCTCCATGCTTGCCTTGTTGCCATGCTCGCTCATAGGGCCGGACAGATACCCTTGCAGCGCGTCTGCAATGTCGATTTCCTCCGGGGAGAGCAGGGAAACAGCCTTTGCCAGCTGCTCCCAGGTGATGCCGCGAACGGGCGTGTTGCTGCGTGCCAGGTTGCGGCGCTTGCCGTTTTCTTTTCCAGCCCTGGCTTCCGGCAGGATGCCGCCCACAAGAATGTGGTTGATCGCCTGCTCGCCGCGCCGGATCAGGGCGTGCAGCTCCATAAGCTGGGCCGTAGACAGGGTGACTTTCTCCTCGCCCAGCTCCACGGTGTGCAACGTGCGTTCCAGCTTCCGAACATCTGTATCTTTCAGCAGCTCATGCGTAAAGTCGGCAACCTGCTTCATAATGCGGATATGCTGATCCTGGGCATTGCGCATGGATCGGAACAAAGTGTCGCCAACCTTGCCCAGCCGGTGGAAGTAGGCCTCTGGGGTAAGCATATCCAGCCGCAACAGGTTCTGCGCCTTGCTGATCCTGGGGTTCTCATTCGGCCCGGTTTTGCCCTTGTTTTCTGCCAGCAGAGCGCCCGCTGCCTCGCTGATGCTCTGGAACTTACCGGCGGCAAAGGCCTTGTTTGCCGTGCGGATGCTGTTCTCAACAGCTTTGATCGTCTGCCAAACCGTTTCAAGTTCCTTGCTGTTCATATCGGCAATCGGTTTACCGGCCATAGCGATAACCTCGTCCAGCCAGCCAGTCTCGCCGTCGATGCCCAGCAGGGCCGGATCTACCACCAGGTCGCCGCCGATTTTGGCGTAGGCCTCTTTCAGGGCCGCAAACGCCTGGGTGCGTTTTGTCGCCTCTGCGTACAGGCTCTCACCGGGCTTTACGCGGTGGTATTTTGCGTCCTTGCCGTACTCCAGCTCGTAGTTGCTCTCCAGGTTGATAGCCTCCAGGAGCCTTGCAACCGGGGTGCGCAGGGCCTCCGGGATATGGTGCTTATCGGTGGGCCGAAGCAGCTCTCGGCTCAATTCCTTGGCGTGCTTCTGGATCTTGTGGCGCAGAGCAGCGGCTTTGCGATTATCTCTGCCGCGTGCCTCTTTCTGCTGGTAGTGGCGCTTCAGGGTGCGCAGTTTGCGGTCGCGGTCGTCCCGGACGCGCTGCACGGCCTCTCTGGTCTTTTCCACGCCGCGCTGGCGGATATCTTTGATCTTGGCGTTCTTCTGCTCCCGCAGGGCAGAAAGGCGCTGCGCGTCCTTTGCTTTCTGCTCGGACAATTTAGCTGCCTGCCGATCTGCAAAGGTAGGTGCGGTCTGGCGCACGCTCTCGTCGATCAGGCTATCCACAATGTCGTTGGCCAGATACTCCACAGCCTCCGCCATGTATCGGCTGTGCGGATTTTCATAAACGGGCCGCAGGTCGTCCAGCAGCTCCGCCAGATGCACCAGCTGGTCTGCCGGGTGGATAATGTCGCTGGGGAAGTAGCCCTCACCGTAGGTGCTGTTCAGCTCGCCCCACAGAACGTCGATGGGCAGGCCGTCCTTTGCCAGGATAAACTTACCCATATTCCGCTTGCGGAAGTCCCCGTAGTCGGCAATATCGCCCTGGTCATTGAAAGCGATGCGCTGCTTGCGCAGGCGGGAACGGATCTCGCGGTAGGTTTCAGCCTCGCCGTTGTCCACCAGCGCCTCCGCACTCTCCGCAATATCGCGGGCAATGGACACAGCCCGGTCTTTAACCTCCGTCCAGGTCAGCTCATTCTTCCCGTCGCCGCCGCGCATGATGAATTCTCCCAGGGCTTTCAGCTCGCCTGCAACATCTTCCGCAGCAACGGTGCCCTCGTAGTCGCGGATCAGGCGCTTGGCCAGCTTGTCCACATCCTCCTGGCGGAGTGTGGGCTGGGTGGTGCGCCGGGTCTGGCCTTTCCAGTATTCCGCCTGCTTCGCCTTGTTGGCCGCCTGCTTCTCAATGCCTTTCAGCTCGTCCAGCCGTTCTTTCAGTAGGCGGTTTTCTTCCCGCAGATCATCAAAGGAGACGATCTTGCGGCTGAACTTGGGCTGGCCCTCGTAAAGCACACTGCCGCGCATTTCATCCGTGATGGGGATCGCGTGAACGGTGATGTTTCGCAAGCCGTCCAGAGAAATATCTTCTGCCCGTGCGCCCCACTGCTTGCCGTACTTGTTCAGGAATTTGGGAATATCCTGATCGTACTCAATGCGGTAGCCCTCGGCGTATTCATCACTCCAGCGCTCCTCCTGGAGCCAGCCGGGTGTCCAGGCCAGATACGAATACCCGCCCTCTGCCGCTTTCCGCAGCAGGGATTTCAGTACATACTCGTGGTAGGTTTTGGAGTATGGGGCATCGGGTACAGGGCCTTTGTCTTTCAGGCTGTACCACTGGTTAAACAGACGAGAACGTTCTTCGTTGAGCTGCCGAATTTTTTTGTGGTACACATCCAACGCAGCGAACCACTCCTCGTCGGGAAGATCGTCGGACGGCAGCGCAAGGGAAGCAATTTGCCGGTCGATTTCGTCCATCCGTTTTTTAATATCATGCGCGCTTTTACTCTTGCTGTATCCCAGCTTCTGGCCTGCATTGTGCCAGTCGCTCTGGATCTCCTCAACAAACATAACAGGCTCGCCGTTATGCTCAAAGTCCTGCACGCGGGCGTGGGCCAGAACACCTGTGTTGTCGCCCCAGTGAACTTGCATAGCCCGGTTGGTGTAGTCGCTGCCAGGCATTTTGTATAGGAACTCCCGGTAGTTTTCTCCGCCATCCAGCTTGTATTGCATCCATTTCGTCTTGCTGGTGTTCACGGAATAAGCCTGTGCGCGATCCCACAAATCCTCTTGGCGCAGACTGATTTGCTTGATTTCTGGAGCGACCGTCAAATACAGCTTGCGCTCGGCATCAGAAAGGGCGGAAACGCCGACAAAGTCCCGAATACCGCCGTTTCGGTTCATGATCTCCAGCGTGATGTTGTCAGCCGTGTCGCCATCCAACAGAGCAGCGGGCAGCGGTTCACCATAGGCTTTCTGCCACAACTCCGCAGCTTCCTCAACCTTGGTGTCCATCTGCGCCTCCAGCTCGGCCATCTGGTCGTCAAACGTCTGCGGGCGGGTTCCTTTTTCGTCCTCCAGTACTTCCTCCTGGATCTCCAGGCGGTTGTCCCGCAGGTAGGCCAGCAGCTCGTCACGGTTTACGGATTTCTTACCGGCCAGATAGGAAGAAAGTCCACTCCACTTGATCTCCTCCGCCTTAATGCCCCTGCCGGTCAGGTAGGGAACGACGGACGCAGCGCCGATCTTGTTACCCTTGATCGCCTCAACGGCCCGTTCCATTTTGGAGTAGAACTCCGGCGCAAAACGATCCTGCGTGTCCTCCTCGTTTAAGGAGAGGCGGCGGCTATACATGCCGTGGAACCTGGCAACGTCGCTCTGCTCCGGCACTTCTCCGTTTTTGAAGAAGTAGTCAATGTCCCGCAGGATCTTGTCGGGCCGGGTACCCTCGGCATAGTCAACGCTACCCGCGCTGTCGCCGTTCTCCCGGCTGAAATCAACCGTAACCTCACCGTCAAGGTGGGCAAAGAACCGGCGCAGGATAGGAACCTGCTTTGCGTTGGGTGGCTGGGAAATGTCAATGCCGTAACTCTGCATACGGATATTGCCCATGTTCATAAATTCGATCAAACCGTCAGAATACCCGGGATCCTCCGGGAGGAAGTCGAGAACTTCCGCGATCTCTCGGTGATCCTGTACGCGGTAGCCTTGCCTCTCGGAGAAATCCAGCAGAGAGCCGTTCACCGTCAGGTAGCCCGCCAGATCAAACCGGCTGGTGGTACCGAACTTCCGGGCCGCCTTGTTGGCGTACTTCTTGGAGAATTCCTCGCTATAGAGCGCCCGATAGGCTTCCCGCGCATCTTTCGCCGCCTGCTCCTTGACGCGCTGCAGCCGACCGAGTACGGTTTTCATTTCGCCCCGCAGCGCCTCCATGTCCTTAACGACCTGGCCATAACCGGAGGCTTTCTCCCATGCGGAATATTCTGCAACGACCTTGTCCAGGTTATCGGATTTGATGCCGCTTTTGGAGATTGCGTCCAGAAACTTCTGATATTCGGCGGTTTCCTTGAACTGGCGATCCTGCTCCTCCAGCGCCCGGTATTCCTGGTTCAGCTCTGCGTGGTAGGTTTCCAGCGTCGCTGCCACTTCGTCGGCCTTGCCCTTGATATTATCCAGGTTGAGGCGGCGGGAGTAGCGCACGTCCGGGTTGCTGCTGGGGGTCTTGTTGGTGGTAAGCGCCACCTGGTCAGGGCTTGCAAAAATACAGTAGGTTTCGCGCCCGCTTTCGGTGGCAGCGAAGCTGTCAAACCCATGTGCTTTTGCCAGCTCCATAAATTCATGGGAGCGAGTGAGGGAATAGGTGTATTCGTCCATGTACGGCTCTGCCAGCTTGCGAAGATCCGCGGTTTTAACGCCCAGCTTTCTGGCCAGCTCGCGCACTTTTCTCTCCGTAAGCGGCCCATCCAGCTCTCCCAGGTTTACCGGCTTCTCGCCGTTGGCGTACATTTTGTAGAGGCGCAGGTCGGGGTCGGCGTAGATCTCCGGCTCCAGCCCATTCAATGCGCGATCCTCCAGGCCGATACCCATATCGTCACGCCAACTGCGCCAGTTGTCAGCGTAGATCTCGGCGTACCGTTGGTCTGGGGTCAGCCAAACGCCCTCGTAGAGATCGAAAACGGAGAATGCCTCGCTCCGGCTGCCGTGATATAGCACCAACAGCCTACCGTTCGCGTCGCGGATCTTGCTGTTTTTGAAGAATTCTGCCTGGGCCACGGTGAGCTGTCCGCCGTCAGCATCATATTCCCCAGAGGGAGAGGTGTCACGGGAAGTGCTGGCACTGCGGCCCTTGGGTGCCTGTCGATTAACAAACTTGCGGACTTTGGCTACCGCCTCTGCAAACCCAGGAACCTCCGCTGCGAGGATTTTCACCACAGGCGCGCCGTCCACAACGGCGTTGAAAAGACTTTCGGCGGCGGTGTTGATGGGAATGCGTCGAATGACAGCAGCCCACTCCGGGCAGTTGTCCACCGGCGTTACCAGCAGTTCGGAAACGCGCTCCTGCTCGTATTTGGTCAGGTCTTGGTATCGTACTTGATCCGCACGGCTTCCTGCGCTGCCGCTTCCACTTCTTCGTCCGTCGATACCGGCAGCCCCTGCTTTTTCTGCTCCTCTTGCAGCCACTTGGCGATCTTGCGCCAGTTTTCCAGACTTTTCTGTTTCTTGTCCATCCAAGTCACTCCTTTTTCTTCTGCTCGCCTTGCTTTCGCTGCTGTCGGGTGGGCCGCGCGGTGCGCGGGTGCTTTCTGCCACGGCACTTTTTACGGTTGCGTGTAGATTTGGGATAAAATCGCCCAGCCCGTCCAACGCCCCGGCAAAGATATTCATATCGCCCAGGCTGTCGCAGATACACTCCTCCCACACCTGTTCCGGGGTGAGAGTAGAACCCTCATAGGCCCAGGCGTACAGCTCCGCAGCAGTTTCAACCATACCTTTTCCGCCGACGAGCTTTTCAATGCGGCTACGAACCTCCGCAATGTCAACCTCGCCCTTGCGGATCATGTCGTGGCCGCCCTCATGCCGCGCGATCTGGTCTGCGGTAAAGTCCGGGTCGTCTGCGCGAACATACATGGTCGTTTCGTCCACATAGCCGTTTGCGCCGCCCGGAGCCAGTGCAGAGTGGATATCGCCGCCGCCAAACAGCACCAGCTTCAGCCCGCGCTTGTCAGCTTCGGCTTTTGCTGCACGGGTAGCAGCAGTGCTGCCACTGGTCACCAGGTAAACCGCGTCGCTGTCCACGCCGCCGTCAATACCCAGGTCGGCGGAGCTTACTTCCCGCCCATAAGAGAGGTTAGACGCTTCACTGTCTGCGGGTTCAGTTTGCGTTTGCCAGCCCGGATCTCGTCCTGTGCTTTCTTCCAGCTGTCGTAATCCTCTGCCGGAATTCGCACTGTGATCCCGTTGGCTGCTTTCGCGTAGATAAACTGTTTCTGTGCCATTGTTTACGCCCTCCTCGTTGGTCGTCTCACCGATAGTATAATCGGCTTTATTGGTTTTCGCAACGGTCTGTGCGCCGTCCGCGTCCGCCTGCCCGGCAATGTAGGCTGCCTGGGCCTGCGTGCCGGTGATGCCTTGCAGATCGTTGATGATCTCCGCCCGGCTGGTGCCATTCTTACCGGCATTGTAGGCGCGGATCATACCGGCGATATACTGTTCGGCGTTCTGGCCCTCGTTATACATCTTGGTAAGGGCCGTAGCGCCCGCCTTGTCCATCGTCTTGGCAAAGTCGGCAATCGCCTGGACGTTGCGCTGGGCCATGTCCTCCGCCGTTACCGGCGTAGGGGCTTCTACGGGGGACTGCGCGGCCTCTGTCGCTGCCGCAGGCGCGGGGGTGTCCTCGGTCGCTGCGGTTTCTGTCGCGGCGCTCTGGCGGCTTGCAAGGCCCCGAATGGTGGCCTTGACCTCTCCCAGGGGCGCGTCAGTGTTGATTTCCTCCCCGGTGGCGTTTCCCAAAACGGAAACAGCCGCTTCATTCTTGGCAATAGCGCCAGCCTGGTTGCCGCTGATCTCCTCGCCGGTCAGTACGGCAGCAATCACGGGGGCCAGGCTTTCCGCCTCCGCTTCGGTTGCTCCGGC